ACAATAAAGTATTAAATCAAGAAGAAATAACAGGTGTTCAAAACTATATAGAAAATAAATATGGTGAACCACCTTACTAATTAATAATTAAATAAAATTAAATATAATGGCAAAAACAAAAGAAAAAGAAGTAGAATTAAAAGTAAAAGCAGAAAAAATATCAGAAGAACACTTAAAAGAACTTCAACAGCTAATTAATTCTTTAAATCAAACACATCTTAATATAGGTAAGATCGAAGCACAAAAACACAGTTTGCTTCACAACATAGCTGTATTACAAGATAAGATTTCAGTGATGCAAGATACCTTTAAGAAAGAATACGGAACAGATGATATTAACGTAATAGACGGTAAAATAAACTGGTCTGATGAAAAAGAAAAAGATAGTGATGAAAAATAATATCATAAGAAAAATCACTATAGGTAAAGACTATAAAAACGACTCCATGCACTATGCTGTTAATCAGGAGGTGTATGGAGGTCATAGTATCTGCGATATAATAGAGGAAGATGATAAGTATTCTATTTATATTAGAAAAGGAGAGGTAGTTATACCATGGAAAGATTTTAATAAAAATATGGCTATATCGGTTGAATACAACTTAGAGTACTAATGAAAGCTTATAAAGATTATATCATATCACCAATTGGTAATAGATATAATAATTCTAAAAAAGTTGATGATAAGGAATTAATACTAAACACAGAGATATTTAATCATCAATATATAAATAGAGAGGCAAAAGTAATCGCTACTCCACTATTATTTTCATCACCTTTAAATGTGGGTGATGATATAATAGTTCATCATAATATATTTAGAAGATGGTTAGATATTAAAGGTGTAGAAAGAAATAGTAGATCTTATTGGAAAGAAGATAAGTATATTATATCAGAAGATCAAATATATTTATATAAAAAAGAAAATTGGACAGCTATGCCAGGTTATAGTTTTGTAAAACCACTAGTATCTATTAATAAGTTAGAGAGCGAGACTGAAAGACCTTTAGTTGGTGTTATTAAATACTCTGATGGAACTTTTAAAAATAACGAACTAGTAGGTTTTACGCCTAATAGTGAATTTGAGTTTATTGTTGATGGAGAGAGATTATATAGAGTTTTAAATAAATTTATTACAATTAAATATGAATATCAAGGAAACGAAAAAGAATATAATCCAAGCT